AAGAAAAATGGCAAAAAATACCAGCAATAATCGTATTCCAGTTAAATGGGTACGTGATAGAGCAAAAGCAGCCTATGATAAGAAAGATACTTGCTATATCTGCGGTACAAAAGAAGACTTGGAGCTGCATCACGTATACAGCATCACCCTGCTACTACAAGGCTGGGCCGAGAAAATGGGCTACGATATATCCACAGATGAAGGAATTTTAGCTGTGCGAGACGAATTTATCGAGACGTATCATAAAGAGCTTTATGACGACGTATATACTCTATGTAACCATCATCACGTAAAGTTACACGGTGTATACGGCAAGAAGCCTCCTGCGCATACAGTAGATAAGCAAGTTCGCTGGATAGAAATGCAAAAAGCTAAAGTTTCTAATGGGGAAATTAATATCGTAAAAACCATCGGTCATGTCTCGTTTAGCGCCTTTACGTAAGGACCAAAATGACATGGTATAATCCCGCTACTTGGTTTACAGACCCAAAACCCGTAGCAACCGAAGAAAAAGAGAATATCGCTCAGGAATACATCGCCTGGCAAGAAGGTAGTGCAATCTCTAGTTCCGCTCTAATTGCGTATAACAACGCTTTCGATAAACTAGAATCAGTAAATCGCGGTGTTAGCATGATTGTTAACGCCTGCGCTAGCTTAGACTACGATGTAAAAGAAAAACTTAACTCAGGATCGTATCCCGGACTTAAAGTCAAGACTGCTCTATCGCTATTAAATGCTAGACCTAATCCCTACCAGACGCTACAAGAGTTCAGAAAGAATATTTTCACTGACTTTTTAATTGAAGGTAACGTATTCATCTATTTCGATGGTGCTTATATGTACCATCTACCAGCAGCTAACGTAGTAATTGTACCAGATCCTAAGACTTTCGTTAAGAAATACACTTATAACGGTATCGTAGACTTCCAGCCTAATGAAGTTGCTCACTTTAAAGACTTAAATAGCGTTAGTATCTACCGCGGACAGAGTAGGTTAAAGGCCGCAGATAGAAATATCAAAATTCTTTACAAGATGCAGGACTTCCAAGAGAACTTCTTTGATAACGGAGCAGTTTTCAATCTAGCAATCACTACTGATAATACACTAAGTCAGATTGCTAAAGATAAGACTATCCAGAACTGGATGAAGCAGTATTCTCCTAAAGCTGGTGGTAAGAAGCCAGTTATTTTAGATAGTGGACTTAAGCCAATTCAGTTAGCCGGAGCAAATAGCTTCCGCGAAATGGATTTCGACACTAGCATCAAGACTCATAATGTTAAGATACTAGAGACGCTAGGCGTGCCACCTGTCCTCCTAGACGGAGGAAATCAGGCAAATATCGCCCCGAATTTACGACTATTCTATTTAGAAACCGTAATGCCTATTATCCGTGCCTATATTTCAGCAATGGAATTCTTGACCGGGTATGATATTGATGCTATTGTAAGTAATGTCAGTGCGCTACAACCAGACATCAAAGATATAGCTACGTATAATACAACACTAGTTAACGGTGGTATTCTTACTCCGAACGAGGCTAGAACTGAATTACGTTACGATAAAGATAAGGATCCCGAAAGCGATAAGCTACGTGTTCCTGCTAATATTGCCGGGTCAGCAGCAGATGCGTCTCAAGGTGGAGCGCCTAAAAAGCCTCCAGAAACGCCTAAACCTGCTCCAAAAGTGCAGTAAAAAATAAGCATTGACAAAAGTATGCTCGCGTAGTATAATAAGAACATTGTAAAATTGCGAGCATACTTATTAAGAAGGGAAATAATGGATGACTATTAAAGATAAGATCTTTCATTTAGATAGTGCATTCACGAAAGAGCTTCCTACTGCCGACGAAACCATTGACAGTATTTATATTAGCGGGTATGCAAGCTGTAACTCTACCGATAGAGCTGGCGATGTAGTACCTAGCAGTGTATGGGAAGCCGGACTTAAGAATTACCTTAAGAATCCAATCGTGTTAGCCTATCATGATCATGATGATCCAATCGGTCGTGTTGTTGAACATAAAATCGACAGCACCGGACTATGGGTTAAGGCAAGAATTTCAGCAGCCGCTGAAGTATTTAACTTAATTAAAGATAACGTACTAACCGCGTTTAGCGTTGGATTTCGTGTTCTTGATGCGGAATATAACGCTGTTACAGAGCTCTTTGTTATAAAAGAGCTAGAACTAGTGGAAATTTCGGTCGTATCAGTACCATGCAATCAAGATACTCTATTTAGTCTTTCTAAATCTTTTGATAACCAAGAAGACTATAAGACATTTAAATCGCAATTTGCACCCAAAAGCGAGTCAGCTAAAGGGCTAGAATCCTCTACGGAAGCAAAGAGCACAACATTGAAGGAAATTGGAATGGATCCAAAAGAATTAGAACAGATGCTTGCAAATGCGGCCGAAAAGGCAGCTGCTACAGCTACCAAGTCTCTACTAGAAGCCCAAGCTGCTGAAAAGGCTGCTAAGGAAAAGGCTCTAGCTGAAGAAGCAGCTATGCAAAAGCGTATTGACGAAGCAGTTGCGAAAGTAACTCCTTCCACAACCGGTGCTGAAAAGCTCCTAGCTGAAATTGAGAAGCGTGTAGCTGACAATGAAACCAGCACAAAGAATATTGTTTCTGGTCTAGAAACAGCTCTTAAAGAGAAAGCAGCTGAAATCGAAGCTCTACGTACGAGCAAGATGACTTTTGCTGAAGGTAAGAAGTCTGACGACAACTATGCAGATCGTGAAACTGCTGTTCTATTAAGCAAGATCACTGGTAAGAGTATTGACAGTACTAAGTTCGGTCGCCAACTAGTCGAGAAGACTGGTGCTCACATGGCTTCTGCTACTTGGGAACTAGAAGTTTCTCTAAACATGGAAGCTGAAGTTCGTCGTAAGCTAGTTGTTGCTCCTATCCTACGTAGCATCAATATGCAAACCAACGTAATGACTATTCCTGTAAACCCAGAAGCTGGTACAGCAACTTGGATTACAAACGCTCAGTTTGGTACTACAAACTCACCTGGTGCAGCGCAAACTCACCAAATGAAGGAAATTACGCTAAATGCGTACAAGGTAGCTACCATGGAATACCTAGCATACGAAGAAGAGGAAGACACTCTATTAGTGTTAATGCCTATCGTTCGTGACGCTATGGTTCGCCGTGTCGCTCTTGCCGTAGATAAGGCTTATCTATTAGGTGCTGGTGCAGGTGCCGATCCTGTTAAGGGTCTTTGCACTTATGATGCAACCTCAGCTGTTGTAGCTACAAACACTGGTGCTGCTTCTATTGCTAACCTACGTTCACTACGTCGTGACATGGGTGCATGGGGTCTAGATACTAATGAAGTTACTTACATCGTTTCAACTGACGTTTACTACGATCTATTAGACGATACTAACTTCTTAACATGGGATAAGGCCGGTCCTCGCGCTACTATCCTAACTGGTCAAGTTGGTACCGTTGGTAACAGCCCAGTTCTAGTATCTTCACAGTTCCCGACTAAGGCTGGTGGTTCAACTTCTGCTACTACCAACTACGCAGCTATCGCCGTAGCCTCAGCTAACTTCCTAGCAGGAAATCAGCGTGGTCTACGTTTCGATACTCAAGACTTAGTTGAAACTCAACGTAAGGTTCTAGTTGCTTCACTACGTACTGGTGTAACTCAAGTTACTACCAACCTAGGTATTGGTGCTTCTGTACTTCGTTGGAGTTAATCTAACTTTTAAGATAAGGGCTTCGGCCCTTATCTTTTATAAAGGCTATAATTAACCTTTATAAAAGATATAAGGAATAACTATGGGACTAGATTTAGTTACGTTAGAAGAATATAAGGCGTATGCCGCGATTAACAGTACTAATCAAGATGCTGCTATTACAGCGCTGATCCCTATTGTTAGTGACCTAGTAAAGAATTATTGTAGACGTACTTTTGTTGACTACGTGGATGAAGCTAAGACGGAAGTATTTAGCGGGGGTTCAACAACAAGTAGGTTCTACTTAAAAGAATTTCCAATAATTAGTATTAGTAGTTTTGATCGTAGCGAAGACTTCGGACAAAGCTATGTTACACTTGAAGAATTTACAGATTACGTAGTAGACTTAGAAGATGACTCATTAGTAGCTCTTCCATATAGTGAAACGACTACTACAGTATTTCAAAAGCTGATTAACGGATATAAGGTAAGCTACTACGCTGGATACCCGGACGGTATACCTAGCGATTTAAAAGTAGCCGTTTTAGATCTACTTACGTATTATCTAAAGAATGACGGTTCCGTACATAGTCCTAAGGCTCCAGGCACTAATAGTGTTCAGATCGAGTATATTACGACTACTCCACTGCCAGCACATATTGCT